ATTAGCGTCTGATTGTCTTAGTGAATTTAATAGATTTACTCGCTTTAGTTGGCTTTCTTTTCTTTTAGTAAACTTAAATATTAGAGGATTATCAATCTTGCTCCATAAAGTATGAACAAATTCTTGCATTCTTCCTAAAGAAACGTTAGCCCTGTTAGCTACAGTCGGCTTTTTCTTTTGGTAATACATCTCTTCGTTCTTTTGCCAATTAGATATTTTACCTGCTTTATGTCTTCTAGCAAAAGCAATGCTTGTTAAAGCCTGTTTTGCTATTTCATCTTTTAAGTTTCTTTTTATCATATATTTATATTCCTATATCGCTATATAATGGTTTTGTTTCTTCTTGATGATATATTTTTGTTACTTTTAGTGTTGCAAAGTCTTTCATCATCCAAGCTATTGCACAAGCCATCAATAAATCGAAATGTCTAGTTGTAAGTCTAGGGTCTTTTACTGTTTCAATCAAATCATTTCTTGTATAGCTTTTAAGCTCTCTAATCAAATCTATGTCATTTAGGTCTAATAGCCCATCTTCTATCGCTTTGTTCAATGCTGATAGCATTTTAGGCTTTGAGAGGGCTGTTGTCTTCCATCCGTACTCTGTTGGCTGTGTTTCTGATAGTCTGGTTTCTTTGGGTTGTGTTGTATATAAATTAGCGTTGCTCTGTTTTAAAACTAAGATTGCTTCTGCTCCGTAGTTATTTTCTACTCCTGCGATACTTCCCGGGAATAGTTCTTGTTCTCTTAGTATCTCGTGTCCGAATGCTTCGGGCTTTATTAAATCGCTTCTGAATGTTCCGACTACTCTTGCTGGGACTGTATCAAAGTCTATAAATACTGATGTGGAGCTATCTAGCCCTACGCCTCCTGCAATATCGTGTCCGCTTCCGTATCTGTGGCTAGGGTCAAACTCGTGGAATATCTTAAAGTCTGCTGTTTCTCTTATCGGTTCAAGTTTTATCTGTTTGTTTAATTGCTCTCTATTAAAGTAAACATTCTTTTGTGATGATGGGTTGCACATCCTTTCTCCCTCAAAGTCATCATCATCTTTCTTCATTTGTTCTATGTCTGCCATTGTGTATCGCTCCCAGCTTATTATTCCATCTTTTATAATCGGAACGATTGTTACTATATTTAAACTATCTTCTTTTTCTACTATCTTGTGTACGTTTCCTGCTTCTGATAAATAGTTGCAAGTATAAACACAAGCTCCGTCTTTACTTAGTCCTGTTCTGGCTTCTTCCATATTATCCCAGATTGATATTGTCTGGACTGCACTTCTTAAAGTCTTTCTGTTCTCGAAGTCTTCAAACCATATAAAGTCAGGTCTAGCTTCTTCCTGTAATGCTCCACGCTGTTCAACTCCTACGGTGTCAGCTATTAGTTTAACTCCTGTGCTTGTAGTGAACGAACTCATTGTTTCTTCTCTCTTAGCAGTTGTCTTCTCAAATATTTCAGGGTAAAGATCTGCTATTGTTATCAGCATATTGTAAACGTCTGTAACTATCTGCTTACTGTTTACTCCATCGGTTGCTAATACTTTAAAATACTTTCTTTTATGGTCTAGGTCATTGGCTATACAGAATGCTACGAAAAGCTTTGTCCTTGCTGTTTTGGCACCTCCACGATATGCAATGTCAGCGTAACTGTTTATTTCTCCCCTGTAAGCTTTCAGATTGTTTTCATCTATATCATTATGAAAGGGAGCGTCTTTGCTAGTAAAGTATTTACTTAGGTAGTATCTAGCCCATAGATTGAATTTCAGGATTACTGTTTCGTTGCTTGCATCGCTATCAAAAACAAACAATGCTTTCTTTTCTCCTTTATTCTCCCCCTGTAGTATTTCTTGTATTGTCATTTAGATAATCGTTTAAAATATTCTTAGCTTTATCTTTATCTTCTGTCTTTATAATAATAGTTTCCGTTGGGTTCTTTCCTTTAAGTTTATAGTAACTATCTATAGCTTTCATCTTAGCTGGAACATTAACGTGTTGGTTAAGAATAAAGAGGTGTTGCTTTTCAACATTCTCATCGTTAAATCCTTGCTGTTCTAGCAATTCATTGATTCTATTCGTAACCTCAAGATTACTTAAGATTTGTGAAGAAGTAGAACAAGCTGTTTTATACCAGTTAGGTTTTGATGTATCTGGGTTATAAGCTTCTATATAACTCTGTACTCCGTTGCCGAACATTTCCCTGTCGTTGCTAGTGTAAAGGTTGCAAAATAACTCTCTTCTAGGGCTTAACTTTTCTTCTTTCTTATTTGGCATATAACTTTGTTATTTTCTTTATGTCCTTGATAGTCTTTTTAGGTTTCTTCTTTTTATCTGCTTTTAGTTTCATATAAATACAATTTAGTAAAGTCAAATTATATTAATTTATTAAAATAATTCTTGTTCGAAAGGTTCCGATGGTGTTAGTTCTCTGCACATAAAAGCAGATTCTTCTTCGTTTGTTTTTGGTTCTAAGTCTTTACAATATTTCTTAGAAAACTCTAAGATAATTTTTCTAGAAAACTCTTCTAAATGAAAATCTCTGTAAAATTCATTTTGTATTAAATCTTTAATGCCTTTTCTTTGTTGTGAATCTGTGATTGAGGCATCAATAATTGTTAATACTTTTCCTAAAAAGTTTTTGTTTTGACTACGCTGATTGTCGAGAATGTAATCTCTCAATTTAAACAATGGACTTAACTCTTTTGACATAATTTTGACTAAACTTGACTTTACTAAATTGTATTTAATCTTCGTTATTATAAACTTGAAAACCTATTGCACTCGCTCCGTTTTCTGTCTTATCTTCTTTATCTTCGTGCCAAACATCTGTTTTATCTGCTTTAGGTTCTTTTTTTAAAATAGTATATTTTCATATAACAAAAAAGACAACAGCAAAAATTAGCCTGTTATCTCTTTAAGATTTAAGTCTATTGTATTCATAGTTCAAAGGTTACGTAAGCCTTTCAACAGTATTCAGTTGTTCTCTTTGAATGAGCTATTGTTTGCTAAGCCCTCGCCAATAGCTTTTTCTGGTCATACATAGCTATTAATCCCACCCATTGGATACAATATTCATTATACCCAAGCCAGGGGGAGACGAAGACTTAATAAACAATATTTAGTTGTGTGATTAAAGAACATTGTTTGCTAAGAAGAAAGATGCTTAAAGTTTTGGAATAGTCTGCTTAGCTCGCATCTTTTATTTATATGTTTAGAGCTTCTAGTATGATTATCTAAAGTGCGTTACCTTAAATATTCCTAAAAACTTCTTCTTAATAAACAATTATTCTATTGTATTCCTTTAATGAGCTTTAATTCACAAACAACTACCACCGATAAGTACCTAGTAATCCCAATCAAGTTATCAACTCTTTCACTATTACATATAGTCTAAATCAGAAGTATGTGTTTGTATTAAAGTTCTCTTGTAATTACAAGGGACTTTTAATCCCTTTCACTTAAAGATATTATTTATTTAATATCTTAAGGTGCTATCTATATTATAGCACGACTGTATCTTATGTCAATACCAAAGTATGAAACCAATGAAACAACCGAACATATACAAGGCTATTGCTGTTAGTAGTAATATTAGTTTATTCATATATTTTAATTATTAATCTTTAAAAATAGAGAGCAAGTTTTTTATTACTCTCTGTGTGTTAAACATACTTTACCAGCATGTTATTCCCAATTGATTCAGCGAATCGCACAAACTCACAAGGTTTAAACTTCCAAACCGTACTTGTGTTGACCTTACATCGTACGTATCCTCCATACTTAGGTGTCCATTCAATAGTATAACTGTAATGCTTTTTTGGTGTTATACCCCACCACTCTTTGTCAGGAAGCCTTACTACTTTAGATGCCTTATCCATTTTGTTACCTCCTTTATGTTATTTTACTAATAACTTAGTCAACAATTTTATTGTTTCAGGACTTTGCCCGCCTAGGTCTTCTTTAAGATTCCATACAATTATTTATCTTTTAAGTTTGTATTTAGTAGCTTCCCACAAAGCGTCTATTAGTTCTTTCTCTTTAAATAGTTCATTACATACAACGCTCCAATCTCCTTTATACTCACAGCCTTTAATTCCTCTTGAAATATCATACAAGTCAACTTCTAGAAATTCTATCATTATCCCAATACTAATAAACTCCCAATAAACTATATCGCCATATTTTCCCCACTTCATATCTATTGTAAACTTTTCTACTTCTACTTTATTCAATTCTTTCCATTGTTCTCTTGTTATGTGTTGTTTCATATATTTATCCTTTAGATATTCTTATTTTTTATTAAGCCCCTCGTGCGTTTCTATTAATCCAATAGCAGTACTCATTCCTATTATTATTCCAGACATTTTAGATTCTTCTTCATCAGTAATCTTACCAGTTTCTTTAGCCCATTCTTCTTCTATTGTTTTTTTAAATTCTTTTAGCTCTTTTATTAAATTATCCATAGTTATTTTATATTAGTTATTTATCTTTTAATTTTTTTAATAATCTCATCCAGCTTGCCTTATCGCAACCATGTCCATAATCTTTGCATTCTTCAATATCTCTTATCATCACTTTTTTACAAGCATCTGATAATTCCTGTACTAAAAGATAATCTGATATTACTCCAGTTATATAGGTTCTTCTTCCTAACCCATATCTTAATGCACATAAATAAATTTGTTCTAAGTGTGTCATATGTTCTTTTATATTAGTTATTTATATTTAGGTTTATCATATCTATGCCTATCAAATTCTTGGCATACTTCTGAATCACAAGATTCATTAGCTTCTGACATAGTGAAACAAAACAATCCATATCCTTTAATTCTTTCTTCTGTTTCGCCACAGTTTAAGCATTTTCTATTTTTTGTTAAATTTTTCATATATTTCTTTTTTTTCGCAACGCTTATAAGATGTTCTCTAGGTGTTTATATTAGGTTTTTTTGGCTTTTCTTCTGAATTTCCACAATCAATACAATATAATTCGTGCATACTATCATAATATCCAGAATTATCTTTTATATTACTACTACCACATTTATCACATTTCCAATTCATATTTTTATAATTATTTATGACCGTCTATTCTTTGGTCTGTTGGGGGTTATTTAAGTTTCTTTAATTCTTTTTCATACTCCCAATATTTATATGTTTTTCCTTTATACTTTTTTATGAGTTTATTAAATTTGTCTATATTAGCTTCATATCCGCAAAAAACATAACATTTTTTTAAATCTTTTTTAGTTCTAATAGTAACCCTGTCTATATTACAACCCACTAAATCTTCTACGTTTTTAAATCCTCCGTTCCACCATTGCCCATTACATTTTACAATTTCACCGTTATCTAGTTTTATTTCAAACTTCCTGCCAGCAAACGCTTTAAACCTTCCCTCTGGTTCTTCATACTGATAACAATCATAAAATAATCCATCTGTACCATAAATAATATTATCAACTTTTTTAAATATAAGTTTTGGTTTTCTATCTATTACATAAGCAAACCTATTGTTAAATATCACTTTAGCAATTATCTTTATTTCTTTTTCCATATTATATATATTTATTATTTACTAAATTGCCAACTATCGCCAGTCTCCGCTATTTTCTACTAGGTTTTGGTGGTAGGGATGCTTCATAGAGTATATGGGCGTATATCCACTAAACTTTCGCATCGGGGGCTACCCTAATAGCAATGACTGGAGGTAATAAACAATTTAGAAAAGTTAATCTTCCTTTTGTTTTCGTAATTTTTAATCACCTAATTCTTGCCATTCTTTTATTGCTGTAATCGAAATTTGTATTGTTTCTTTATCCATATTTTTATAATTATTTATAACCGTCTATTCTTAGTCGGCATAGTTATAAGAAGATAAATTTGGAGGTCGGATTTGAACCAACATCGCATATACAACAGATTTCTCTGGTATGTGTTTTACCAATTAAACCACTTCGCATTTATCTCCTTGTAACTAAACCGTCTATTCTTTGGTCTGTTGGGGGTTATTTACATATAGGACAATACCAAGCACCATTTTCATCCATTTCAAAAGTGTCTGTTAAATGAGTGCATTCTTTTTCAATTTTTTTGATTTTAGCATCAATCCCTTGCTTTGGTCTTAATTTCTCGCTGTAATTCATATATCTAAATTTATTATTAAATATTTTGTACCTCCTTTAATGAGTGTTATGTTATTTTACTAATAGTTTTTTAAGTGCTTCTTTGGTTTCTTCTTTTTGCCCGTCTAGGGTTTCTTTAAGATTCCATACTGCCAATAATCTTCCGCCTTCTTCAAATTGTAAACTATGCGGATAATAATTTCTAAATGATATAGTTTTATTCCCTGCTTCAGAATTGTATTCACCTAAAGCAATAAGAACATCTGCTAGGGTTATTGGTCTTCCTATTATTTCCTTTATGTCTTTAATATATAATCTCAAAGGTGAAGTTAAAAGATTATTTGATTTATTTACTCCTGTATAAGTATCTT